GTAATTGACCGCAACGGGAACAGGCAACATATAAACATTGTGTATTCATTTTTCAATCCAAATTTTGATTAATGTAAACAAAATAAAGCCCCATACAAACAAACCGGTAAGCATAAAAATAATAAAAATAAATTCAATCATCGCCAATCCCCTTTTTGTCCACGGTTGCCTTTTTTCCATTGATCGTACATATCGCCAGCAATTTGTTCGCGGCGTTTGTCAAAATGAGGATTAGCAAAATAACCCCTAAAACCGGTAAGCCCAAGCTTTTCACGGTAAATAAGTAATTGTCTGATTTCGCACTCATACCGATGCCTTTCCAATGTGCTGGCTGATTCGTTGGCGGTACTGTCCCATAGATTCCCCGGCATATGCTTGCAGTCCTAATTCCCGGCCTTTAGCCAAAGTAAGTTCATCATTACTATACCAAGGTAATGAAGGCCGCTTTACTTCTTTAGGTGTCATATCCAAAATATCTTCCCACCTACCTTGGTTGATCCACGTACTTGCATGGGGCACGTAATCCATTTCGGTACCCTTTAATTTCCAATACGCTACGTGTTCTTCTACGGCTTCAACTGCTAGGACTTGTTCGTCCTTTGTAAGCCGGTTGAACGCCCCCAGGGCGGCACGTTTGGCCACCTTCCTGGGGTAATGTTTCCAAAACTGTTCAAACATTATTTGCCCGTCCATTTAGCTACAAACTTTTTAAGCTTGGCATATTCGCCTTTAGGCAATTCGTATTCTATGTATTCGTTTTCGCCTTCATCTTCTAAATCAATTTCATGTTGGGCACGAAATACAAGATGGTCAATGGTGCCGTCTAGGTCATCGTCATTAACTGTATTTAATTTATAAAAATCTTTAAGGGCTTTTTCATACATTTTGTTTTCCTTTTTCTTCACGATCACATGACCGTATATATATCTTACTAAAGTAATCTTTACTTGTAAACAATTATTTTATAGGTATTTTCCCTAGTGTTGTTTATTTGCTATATATCTTTGGTATATACCTTTAATCCTTTTGGTGGACGAACCTAGCCCACCTGGTTCGCCTTAATCCGCTTGGAGCCACGGAACCCGACAGTCGTTCAAGGAGTAGGCACTATCTTCGCCACCTACTTTGCGCTATTGCATCCTTTAATCCCCCAGTAACGCTTCTATCCTGACCGCTGGTGGTGGTGAATCCCCAATCAGAACGATTGGAACTGAAAAAGAAAAAGGGCTTTAGGGGTAGCTTTGTGCTGAAACGGCTTGGGAAATGCCTCTTATTCCATTTCCTAAACCCACAAAACCACCTCTAAAGCCCTAATCTGAGTGTTTCAGTCCTCAATGATTAAAACTATACCATAAAACTAAATTGTGCTTAACTCCGGCCAAATTAATTGCCAAGTATTAGGAAAAAGGTCTTTCCTAGTAACTAGGCCATGCGATTCCCTTTCAATTGTTGCCGCGATAAGCATTAGGGGCGCGGCTGGAATTGCATTGTTGTTGCGCCATTGACACACCGCTTGGACCGTTACGCCACATAGCTTTGCCACCTTTGCTGGCTTACCTAATAAGTCAATTAGTTGTGCATCTGTCATTATTTTTCCTTATTTTGCTAAATATTACTTTACAACAACTAAATTTTACTTTACATTTGCAAGTACGGCAATGTTGTCGTGATAAACAAGGAGAAATAAATGGTTGATGAATTAAGCCAGTTGATGTTGGAACATGAAGAATTCCTGGAAAAAGCTTTAGATGACATGGAATTTAGTAATGAATTTTTAACCCAGGAACAAGTTGACTGCATCCGTCAAGCTTGTGGAAAACCCCGTAATAGCCACGTTAACCCATTGTTACGTGACGTGATCAACGATTTTGGAAATATTTTTGGAAATGGAAAATAAAATGATTATTGCAAAACAAAGTAGCAACACCAGTTCAGATTTTAAATTGCCACCAGCCGGTAGCTTTATGGCCCGGCTTTACCGCATCATTGACATTGGCACCCAAACCACCGAATGGATGGGTAAAAAGAAGATGCAACGCAAAATCATAGCCATGTTTGAATTGCATGGTGAAGATAATGATGGCCAGCCGTTGCAAACCGCAGAAGGTAAACCATTAATTGTATCTAAACGCTACACGCTATCCCTGGACGAAAAAGCTACGTTGCGTAAGGATTTAGAAGCCTGGCGTGGCAAAGCATTTACCCAAGAAGAACTAGATGGATTTAACTTAGAAGTCTTGCTGGGCAAATTTTGCATGGTCAACATTACACATTCCAGCTATGAAGGCAAAGAATACGCAAACGTTGCTGGCATTAGCCAAGTACCAGCGGCATTGAAAAAATTGGGTGAACCAGTTGGCGTAAACGAAACAATGATTTTTACCTTTGAGCCATTTGATCAAGCCAAGTTTGAAAAGCTATCAGAAGGTATGCAAGGCGTTATTAAAAAATCTGCCGAGTACCGCAACACTTTTGAACCAAACTCACCAGCAGTAAATCAACTGTCCGATCAGGAGTTGGACGATATTCCATTTTAAAAGGGGAAATGTATGAAACCAGCTATTAAATGTATTTTGACTGAAACCTATACCCTGAAAACTACTCAGGACGTTGGCTATGATGAAGAACAAGAAATAATTGGTTTCAGCATGGAAGATTTATCCCAGTTTACCAACGCCATTATTCGTGAATGTGCGGATAAGGTGTTGGATTCTGATAACAGAAATTTAATCCTTAATCAATTAGGAACGTAAATGAAATGTATTGAATGTAAATGGTACGCCGGTCAAGTGAACGATGCTTATGGCGTATGTAAACGTTTTCCGCAAACTGCCAATAAAAGCCAGCATGATTGGTGCGGTGAATTTTCTAGCAAAGTTGTTGTAGTTACGCCAGCCCAAGAAGAACCCGTTCGCGAATTTAAAATTGAATGGGAAGAACCAACTGTATATGAAGCACCAAAACGTGGAAGAAAACCAAAAGCATGATAATTAAAGAACGTCAATCGGAAGGTGGGCATTGGTATGACCGTGAAGGAAACCCAGCATATAGTGTTACTGCCAAGAACGGCCAGCAACGCGCAACAACGTTACGGGATGCAAGATCACTTGACCTTTGCCCTAGCGTTTCAGGAATTATTAGCGTTGCGGCGAAACCAGGCCTTGATACATGGAAACAACAACAAGTTCTTTTAGCCGCTTTAACCCTTCCACGTAAAGAAGGCGAACCGGAAAAAGATTGGTTGGACCGTGTAATGATGGATTCCAAACAAACTGGCCGGGTGGCCGCTGACCGCGGTACCGCTATTCATGCCATTATTCAATCGTTTTTTGAAGGCGCATTAATACCTGAATCAATGCAAATTTGTCGGCCAGTTGAAGAAGCCATTAAAACGCATTTTGGGGAACTTTTGCTATTGCCGGAACTATCCTTTGCCCATCCCCTGGGATACGGCGGTAAAGCCGATTTAATAGCTAAATCAAGGCATGATTTTGATGGCGTAACAATTGACATTAAAACCAAGGAAACAGAAGATATTTTTAAAGTTGATGTTTATCCGGAACACGGTATGCAATTAGCGGCTTACCGCATGGGTTTTAAGATGCCTAAAGCGCGTTGTGCCAACGTATTTGTAGGTTACAAGATGGTTAACGGCATTACCCAGTTCACCGGGGTAAAGGTTGTTGAACATGAAGCCGCGGATTTAGACCGTTATTGGCTTATGTTTACTAAATTGCTAGAGTTTTGGCAGTTAAAAAATAACCACAAGTAACAACGGGGCGGTTAACTGGACGTTGAAGGATGCAACAATTGGGGGTTTTTTCCAGTTTCCACCCCATTTGCAACAGTTGCCAAATTCACGCTTTGTTGTTTTTAGGGTAAACACCTAGTAAATATTTCTTGTGTAGTGAAGTTTTCTTTAGTAAATTATCAATACCGCAACGTTGCGGTGATTAAATAAAGGAAAAAATTATGAAAGCAATGGATATTCAGTTAAGCAAAGTTGACCAACTTGGTATGTTGTTAGCCCAAATTGCTGACTTGGAAAAACAAGCAGATTTAATTAA